ATATGAAAACCTTATTTTTGATTATATTTTTGTTTATTTTTTGCGGTATCATTAAATGCTTAACGATGATGCCAGTTGTTTTTAATGTAGGGTTATTGATTGGTATTTTATTTATGCAGTTAGCGCATTATCTACGGTATGGGAAACCGTTTATCTAGCCATCATTCCACCTGTAGTTGCAGCCGTACCGCCTAACAACCCTCGATACGCATTTCCAAAATCATCCATCCCAATTAAATTAAACGAAGCATTATCTAACAGTTGATCGCTTACCAATGGATTAGTTCTATCTAACAATCCTTTAATGCGTGGGTTTAATACTCTTTTCCCTGTTATTTCACTAACATTGGTTAAAGGTGAATATAGCACCCGGCTTGCTTCGTCCCTGTACTCTCTGGGAATAGCATATTTTGGGTTTGTCATAATGTCTTTTACAAATCCGAGTGGATTTAATCCTTGTTGCAAAGTGCTTAAACTTCCTGCTACTTCGTCAGTTTCATTCGCTAGTGGTACTGTTTGCGATTGTTGATAAAACGCACTTCGAGTGTCACCAAATCCTCGTTCAGTATTGTATCGATTAACAAGTTTTGCACCATCTTTATTTCCAAAAACTGCCATTATTCTTTGTTCATCTCTGACACTAAGCGGAGTTACAGGTTTATTGCGAGGTTTATCTGTTAACTTACGTTGCAAACTATTGACCACTCCTAATTTAAAGAACCTTTGTTCGGCTTCGGTCATATTCTCCAATACATCTTCTAATACTTCTGCTTCCTCTTTTTTTCCTGTCGCAAATTTATTACCTAGTTCAAACGCATCGTCTTGGCTTTCAACTGAAGCCCATTGCTGTCTAATCTTTTTAAAATCTGTATTTTTGTCTAATTCATCCGTTAACGTTTTTTTTGTTCTTACAAAACTAGCTGCTATATTTGGTTTACGAACTAAATTAGATTTTATGTCATCATTTAATTCTTCTAAAATATATTGAAATACCCTTAACGTAGGTCTATCTGCAAATTCTGCAATTTCTTCGCCATCAACTTCTTTATATTTTAATTCAACTGTTATAGGTGACTCTAATTCGTCTGCTGCTCTTATTTGCGCTCGTTTTAATAACTTTTGCCCTCTCGGTGTTCGCAATATTGTTTCTAGTTCTGGGGTCATATCAACTTCATTATCATTTAATATTCGAGCGTATTGCGGTGATAAATCTTTTAACTTTTCAGATAGTTCTTTACGCACTTCTACTACATTCACGCCAGACCCTTTTTCTCCTAGAATGTCCATTAAGTCTTTCATTACTCGACTTTGCATTGTATTTGCTCGTTCATTAAATGTTGTTAAGGCTTTCTTTTTTGCTTCGCCCGGTAGGTTAGCAAATACTCTGCCTAACATTTGTAAATTACCAGCATCAGGAATATCTACTATTGTGCCTTCATCGCCCATTATTTTGCCTGCTTGTAATAATGATTCTGGCGTTTGCTCATCCATTAGCATACGTTTGTTTAATTCTCTGCTTAATCTATCCTCTGGGCTTAACGCTTTACTAAATTGATCAGCTATTACAGGCGCAACATTTCGGTACATTGACATTGCCAGTTGACTAAACGGATGTAATATTCCAAATCCTGCCATGCCTGTTAAACCGCCTACGCCTATGTCTTTTGCTACTTCTGATGGGGTTTCTCCTTCTCCATAGGTATAGCCGCCAAAACCGCCTGCTACACCCCCTGTACCTAATAATCCTTCAACATATCGTCTGCCCGATCCTTGTTGCATAGCTCGATTACGCAACGTAGTTCCAACATTTTCTATTTGCCTTCCTACTTTCGGTATTTGTGCTAATAATCCCGGTAACTTCAAAGCACTAAACAAACCGCTTGTTAGTCCTCCTGTTATTTCGCTTCCAGTAGATAACATTGGGTATTGTTGTGAAAACGCTTTTTGTCTTGCTCTTGCCGCATCTCTCGCGCTAGTGTAATCGCCGCCTAATGCAGCATCTAGCAACCCTGCCATTTCATCTGTCGTTCCAATAGACGCACCATGCCCAAATGTTTCTAGCGAACCTAAAACTGGATTGATTGGTGTGGCTTGTTCAGAACTATTAAGGAGTTCTTGTAATTCTTTTGGTGTTGGGTTTCGTAATTCTTGGCTCATTGCGCGTCCCTCACCATTACTTTATCACCTACTTGATAATATTCTTTCCCCTTTACCAATCCTAAAAATTTAGCATTATCTGGTAAATTTTCTGTTTTTTGTTTACCAAATTTTACATCATATGCGCCCCCAGACATTCGCTTCATAGTTTCAAAAGCTCTTTGTCTAGCTAACCTTTTTGATTGTATAACTTCCTCATTGTCACCCGGCAATGGGAAAAACTTTCTTTCTTCATCTGCAAATTCGGTTGGTGATATTACTGCTCCTGATTCCTGTCTTAATTGGGCAGTAATAAAATCTTTTTTTGCTCTGTTATATACCTGACCTTCTGCAGACGCAAAAAAATTCATTAACTTGTAATCTGATGCCATGATATCTATCATTTTTCGGGGATTGTATCCTTCATCCTCAAGTCTATTAAAATCATTTATAGTGTTTTGCATACGAAACGCGAACCCTGCATTTTTATTCTGGTCTTGATTATATAAATCTCCCGATTTTGCTATTGGTTTTCTCTTATTGCTTGCTCCGCTTACTTCTTCAGTTGTACCTTGTTGCTTATCATCTAAAGTTGGAAAGCCTAATTCTTCTGGCGTAAAACCTTTTTCTTCTACAGTAACCGTTTGACCCGTAGCTGCATCTGGTATTTGGCGAGTAGTTGTTTTACCTAATACGCCAATAGCAGTACGATAATCAGCTATATCTTGATTGGTCGCACTACCGTTACGAATTTTAGGTGCTATTTTTCGTGCTATATTTAATGCGCTACCTTGTGTACCTGTTCCAAACGGAGCGAGTTGTTTGCTAAAATAATTTGCTAACCCTGATTCGCCTGCTATATGTAACTTAGGAATTATTTGGTTTAAATCGCCAGTCCCTATAGTTCCTATGTTATCTGCAATTTTGTTAAACATATTTAATCTATCTACTTCTGATTCTAGTTTGTTCATTTCAAGTTGGGTTTTTTGAAAATCTAACAAAGAAGCTGCGTTGGCTGCTCTCATTTTACGATTATCTACCAATTGTTGAGAATACATTTGTGTTGCACCTACAAGCGGAGTTAATAAACTTTGCAAAAAACTTCTGCCTGTGCCTCCACTTGGATTTGCAAGAATATTTGCCGCATAATTTAAACCGAATGAAGGTTTAGCCGGTTCAGGCAAAAGTAAACCTTGCATAGCAGAATTTGTATTTAACAAACCATTATAGTTGTTTGGTGTCATCACTTGTCTCTTTTTGTAAATATGTAAATAAATAAAATAATTAAACCAAAGGTTAAAAAAGTTGCAAAAATAATTAGTGCGCCTTCAGTCCATTTTCTAATAATTTCTTTTCTCGCATATATTTGTTTTTGTCGCATCGCTTCAATCGCTTTCTTTTCTGCTACAACTTCTGACCAATCAATACCACGAAATTTTAAAGTCCTATGTAACTCCATCATTAACTCTTGTGTTCTTTTGCGTTGAATCACAGCGTCAATAGCCATCGCTTGTGTGCTACCCGGTGCTAAAACTTTTTTCCACACTGGAGGGTTTTGTAGTTCTTCATGTTGTTTTTCAATGTCTTGTTTTGCAGAAAAAAAATCAGATAATTGTTTACCCATTTGATGCAATTCGGCACCTTGATCGCATAGATTTTTTATTTTCGCAACGCTGGATGCACAAAGTTTAGCTGCTGCGATAATTGTTAAAGGTTCCATTTTTTTAAACGCTCGTTTTGCCGTTAATACGCCCTTGCAGAAAACTTACTTTTTCTCTAAGTTGTGAAATTTGACCTTCTAGTTCACTAACCTTTTCAACTATTTGTTCATGCCTACGATCTGCATGAGTGTCAGATTGATTATGTCGTTCGATCAATTTAACTATGATTTCATATAATTCAGCTAATTTAGAAGAAATTAAACGTTGCAAAAAAAGCCACATCGTTCCTAGCAAACCGAGACAACAAGCAATTGCCGCCCCCTCATAATATTCCATTAGGTCAAATAGGTTTATTAGGAAATGTTACGTTTGTTAAATTATTATTTGAATCTAATTGTGGAGAAGCACTTGCAGGCAAATCTCTTAAAGCTTGGCGATAAGTTTTCCAATCTTCTGCTAAAGCTAACCCTGATTCCAACGATTTAGCCACTACCCAATCTGTACTCTCAAGCAATTCATTTCTAACCCTTCGCAGTTCTGCCATAGGTTTTGCGTTGTTAATTTCTGTAATTTTGCTATTTACAGCAGATTCAGAAGGCACATTATCTCCATTCATATTGTGCCAAACAATAGAACTATATGTATCTCCACAACTCCATTCTGCGTTTGGAGCAAGTTTATGAAGTGCATCGCATAAAGTAATCATCCTGCAATCTCCACTAAGGTTATATGAGTGTTAAGTGTGCTTCCTGTTGAACTTGTGTTCGATATTTTATGTTGCGATTTATAAGTCAATGAAGAAGTAGAGCTGGGGCTGTCTAGCACGATCAACGACATAGGTGCTCTCGATTGCAAGCCACCACCACCACTGGCTGCTGTTATAGACCTTTCACCTAAACTGGTGCTATCTCGAAGAACTTTGTGTGAATAGGTAACGTTAGCTCCTGCTGTTAAAGAATATAGTGCATCTGAATTATATAAAACTAATATTTTATTCGCGCTATTTTGAGGTGTTATGTTAGCTGTAACACTTGTTATATCTGCATAGCTAGATGAAGTTGTGTTCACTGTTCCAGAATTACTTGCTGTTACAACTTGCAAAACGGTATTAGTTAATGTGCCTTTTGGTAAAACAGGTAATTGACTAAAGGTGACTGCTCCTCCAGAAGCTATTGCAATCGCATCAGTGTCACTTGCACTTCCAATGTTACCTGCATCAGGTATTACTACGTTTCCACCAGTAGTCATCAGACCTCCGCCAGTATAAGTTCCAGAAACGTCTAAATTTGCATTGACATCGGCAAGAGTAGCATTTATTTCTACTTCATCGGTAGCGTTTATATCTAAAACAGTTGCTGAAGGTGCGGTTATGTTTTGGCTTGCATCGTTAAATTGTAATTGGCTTGTTCCATTCAATAACAATCCAGTATCCGCAACGTGTGTTAAAGTAACATCACTATCTGCGCCGAAATTTATAATTGCACCATCACTACTTAAACTTAAATCATCAGCTACGGTTAAATCTCCGTTTGCTGTGACGGTTAAATTTGATCCAATCGACAACGCAGTTGTAGGAGCATCATTATCACTCCCATCGTTAACTGCTATTTCAACTTTCCCTTTTTGATCGTCTGACGAACCATCATGTGAAACCGTAATTTTTCCTAATGTCGATTCTTCAGAGCCACTTTGTAATCCCTTAAAGACTACTTGGGATTCTCTGCCACCAGACGTATCTTCTGACGTTGAGTTTTCAAGAGTTAAAGTTGGTGACGAATTAAAAATAAATGGGTTATCACCGCTAGAATGACTACCTCCAATTAAAATAAATTTATCTATTGATGCTTCATAAGCAACCAAGTAAACGCCACCACTAGTAATCGAACCAGCCGCTATTGCCGCACCTGTAGGCGTCACAATTGCTTTAGCCCCTACACTGTCTACGTTTAAAGTACTGCCAGCACTCGTGTTAGTGTGGTTAGCTTTAAACATATACGAATCGCCTGCCGCATAACTGGCTACCACCCTCGATGCTGCTAAAAGATACGCATTAGAACTGCCTGTGGTTGTTTTAGCCCCTTGGCAATCTTCATACCATCTTTTAATTCTTGCATACGCTTCACGCATCGTATTATTAACGCTGCTTGGTGCCATTCCTTCTGGTGCTCCGTCTGGTGGAGTGCTGTTATTGTCATCCGCCGTTGTAGAATAATCTCTGATTTCGCCCATTTTTTTTCCCTTTTTTTACCCGGTTAAGAAATCTCTTATGTTTCCAAAACCAGATCCTAAAATTCCTCTTAACGTTTGACCCTGACTTCCCAATTGATTTAATCCCATTAGACCGCTTAAACCCAAACCAATGTAGTCTGCGGTGTTTAAATTATTATCAGGGATACTTTGTGTTCCGGTCACTGTGCCAGCTCGCGATCCCAAAGCACCAATTATATTGCCGTAACGATTTAAGGCATCGAACGGTCGCTCTTGAGCTTGAAGAAACCTTTGTTCATCTAAATTCAGTTGTCTTTGCATTTGATTTTCTCTTTCTTGACCAACGGTAGCTAATCGACCTGTGTCAAAATAACCCATATTTTGAGCGTCAGGAGCATAGCGCATCGCAGAAAGTTGCCTTTGCCTTTCATTTTCATAGGCTGGAGCGTATATGTTTGTTGCCAACTCATTCAAAGTTCTACCCAAAACTTCTTGATTTCTCTGTTGTGCATTGTTGTACAAACCAGAACCGTAACGTCCAGCGAGCGCAAATTGACTATCAGTTTGAGGAACCGTAAAATCTCTAAAATTTTCGCCTACCGCTTGTGCCGCTTGATCAAAAGTTGAACGCAAATACGGATTACTTTCTGGTGATAAAAAATCACCTCGGAACGTACTTGTTAATTGTTGAGTCATTGGTTGTAAAAAAGGCGTTCCCTCTCTCGCTCTTTGTTCCGTTAAACTTAACGCATCGGCTCTCTGTTGGCTCATAGGCGCAATTTGCAACCCTTGATAGGGTGCAATCCCACCTCTGCCGTACAGACCTTGTGCAAGACCATAGATTTGATCTACATAACTTTGGTTGCGCGGCATCGTTGTTGTAGTTGCAGTTCTAACTTGAGGCATAATTAAACTCTCTCTAGGCTTTCAATTAAAGTTTGCAAGTCGAAATTATTTTGACTTCTTGTTGGTATTTGTGACCCACCAATGAGACTTGTCACAAAAGGCACTTGCGTAGAAAAATCTCTTATCGGCAATTCAGTAAAAGGATTTCTATTAAGTTGTGGCAAATTTATATTATTCAAATTAGTAGGAACTTTATTCTGTGAAGTAAATCGGCTAATTGCAGGTTGCAAAAAATTAACCTGTTGATTTTGCATAAAAGGATTTTCATTTCTGTTTAGTACATTTGAAACATTTGTAAATCGATCAATTAAATTTTCGCTTTGTTC